AGTAACCTAACATTAAATGGAACAGGTAGTGCTTATCTATCATCAGACGTAGTAGTTAGTCTAACTCTAACATTAACCAGCGGTAACCTCACGTTGAATAGTGATATGTATGCTAGAAATTTTTCAGGCAGTAATTCAAACTCTCGAAGTATAATACTAGCCGGAAGAACTTTTTTTAATAACGATCAAGCAGGAGGATATGGTTCATTTACCATGGCTACCAGTACCAACATGACCACTGATGGGAAAAACGGAAATGGATGGTTTCAGATAGAAGGGGCACCTTCTACCGTAAACTTCGGAACAACCTGGAGTGAAAATACTGCGCCTAATGTAAAATGGTATCTTAATATTGGGTACGACGGACAGATATTTGGAAACATAGAATTTGGCGCAAATTCCGGTAATGCCAGTCTGACAAGAACCTATACTGTTTATGGTAGTATGACAGGTGACCTAAGCGCCAACACTTTACAAAATGCCACATTCAATCTAGCTAGTTCAGATGCTAGAACTATTAATGTATCAGGCAGTCAACGAATAGGTACACTTACTACTACAGCCAACGGAAGTTATACTGTAAATAATGTTTATTTTAATAACTTTACATTAGCCGGAAACGGAGCAACATATACATGGACTGATAATAATGCATCTAGTCTAACATTAAATTTAACAGGACCGAATTCTACTTATAACTTTACATTCGGCGGTTTTACAACCTTAAACATTAATGCCAGCAACGGTACAATTAATTTAAGCGGTGTAAGTATTTACGGAAATAACCAAGGAACTACTGGTGTTAACTTTACCCAGGGCACAGTAAATTGTACAGGAAATAACAGTGCTGGTGTGGTTACAAGTACAGGTTCTATTTCAAGAACTTGGAATCAACTTACATCTAGGTTTTACCTAAATGGTGGTACGGGCACTGTATTAATGTTTGCAGGTGCGACTAATTTTGTTTGTACTTCTGGAGGTAGTCAAGGACCGGATGGCGGAACTTTTGTAGTTCTAACGGCTTCTACAATGGTTGATCCTGGGACTTTAGGAGCAAATAGTCCCTGTGTTGTTATAGCCGCAGGATCTGCTTCCCCAGTGACTTTGGCATCTAACAGAGATTGGCGAGTTTTATCTAATAATAATAGTAACGATTCGTCAACTTGGGGCAATATACAATCTGGAGTTGCGACATTTAATATTTGGCGTAGTTTAGAAGTTCAATCTACTAGTTTTGGAACTTTCAGTAGTTGGTCAACAAATAAATCATTTACTTGGAAAGGTACTGATAACGGCGCTCTGATATTACAAGCAGATTTCATAGATACTCTAACTCTTACAGGATCTAATTTAATACAATTTTCAACCGATTATTCGACCAAACATGTTAATACTTTAAGTTTAGGGGGAAGTACACATTTATATTTGCTTACAGGCAATTTAAAAGTAAATATTTTTAGCACTGCCAATGAGACAAATACAAAAACTTTGTCGGTCAATACTAACAATTTAGTAGTAGGTAGTTTTTTTAATACTGCAGCAGGAACTTTAACTTTTAATGGTACTGGATATATTCAGGTTACTGGTTCAAGTGTACAAAATGGTTCAGCAACATATCCATATACGCTAGGCGGAGGACCTAATTTTAACTTGGCCAGCGGCGTTACAATATTAACAGAATTTAATGCAAATATACTTGTATTAGACGGAACTATCACCTTTAACGCAACTGCATATATTAACGGCGATATTTCTTTTACAAATAATGTTGAAACTGCTTCAGTTTCTAGCGCGATTTGGTATATAGGCGGTAGTTCTAGAACTACCACTTTAAATGTAGGTAACACTACAAACAAAATTCCAGCACTGTACACTAATACCAACGGTGTAACTAGTAGAATATTTTCATTTACTAATAATGTATACACTGTGGCTATCCGTATAGATAATGGTATGACATGGAATACCAATAATTATGCTGTAAGAGCACAGAGTCAAATACGTATACAAGGTACGACTAATTTAGGAACCAGTGCTATAACTATAGATGGAACTGGTGCAGGTACAGGATGGGATAGTTCAGCAGGCACTGCGGTGATTAATACTCATACATCATCAATAACATTTACAGGTACAGGAGCAGATAAAAATTTCACATTTGGACAGAATCAAAACTTCTATCAAATTATTAATTCAGGAGTTTTCACTGTAACACCTAGCAGAGTAGGTTATCTCAATGTAACCGCCAGTGCTACAAACCAAGGTACTATTGATGAAATTTCTAATGCTGTAAATCCTAGCGGATTTAAATTTACCAACACTCCAAAAATTGTTAGTTTTTTAATTAGTGGAGTAGCAAGCAATTTAGCATATATAGAAGGTAATGCTACCAAACCGGGCTCTACTGGTTTAGTAAATAGACAGTATCTGAGTGTAAAAAATAGTGCTGTATCTGGAGGTGCTCCTCCAGGATGGTATGCAGGCGATGCTAGTACCGACGAAGGAGGTAATAGCGGTTGGATATTTACAAACGTACCAGGATTATTCATACCACGCGGTGAGTTCTTCTTATTCTTTTGATTTAAACTAAGCAATAGGGTTTACTAAATATAACGTACTAGATAAACCTCTATGGCTAAAATTCACATTTTAAATCCTTTCTACTTCTGGCCTATAAATAACGGAGCCATTGGACTATAATATGGCTACTTTACCAGGCACAGGTCAGCAGATTTCTTTCGGTCAGGTAAACAGAGTGTTTACCAATAATGCCGGTGGATCTGCAGGAGATGCGCCTAGTGGTGGTCAAAATATTAAACTTAGTGCTGTTTTAGGTTCAAGGCCTACTTATGGTATCAATCAATCTACAGGTACACAAATTAGTTTATCTCTAACTTTTGGCGGAAAGACTGGACCATACTCTTGATAGGTAACACATGAAATTCGATCAAATTGCTAAAATAGTACACAATACAGATTTATCGCCTAGTAAATGGGAATTGGACACAATAATTTGGTGGGATCGAACAACAAATAAAAAATCATTGTTACGGTTTTTTGACAGAATTAACACTTTAAAAACAAAAACTGCTCTATCAGTTAGCGAACAAACTGAACTAGAAAACCTTCTTGAATTGTTAGACGAACTTGAAGAACAAGATTGTAAAGATCTTTTACGTCAAACTGAAGATGAAGCAAAAGATGCCTTTATAGAACATTTATCCAGAGTCGGGGCTATACAAATTCTCACCAACGGTAAAATGGACTATGATATAATGGAAACTGCTTGTAAATTAAGCCCTAATGATTTTATAATGTGCGCTAAGAGAACGCAAGATTTAATCAGTCAGATTCAGGGTCTTGTAATAAAAGGTGAAACTCTTAGCAAAGATGTAGCAGGCGCATGAAAAAGAAATCTGTATTTTCAACAACAACTTGGTCAAGCAAAAAAGGAAAACTAGCAGTTCTAATTCCTGTTAGAGACACATTACATTCTGCTCATGCGTTATGTATAGCAGAAATGGTAAAACTGAATACTATGAACGATCTAGACACTCATGTGTTTATGGATGCTAGCACAATACTTCTTACTCAACGTGAAAGGTTAGCCACTGCTGCTGTAGATCTAGGAGCAGAATATTGTTTATGGTTAGATAGCGATATTACTTTTCCTGCAGGTATAGCATTAAAATTATTAGCACACAATGAACCTATTGTTGCCTGTAACTATATAAGACGACAATTGCCGGCAAAAGGAGTTGCTTATCAAGTCATAGGAGACTGGGAAAATCCATTACCATTTGAAATATATGATGATCTTGTAGAAGTACAGGGAGTAGGAATGGGCTGTATGTTAATGAAAACAGAAATTTTTAGCAAGATTCCTAAACCCTGGTTTGAATTCGGATGGAGTCCTGAAAGCAATGATCATTTAGGCGAAGACATGTTACTTTGTCAAAAAATCGCCAGCGCAGGCTACACTGTTAAAATAGATAGTGTGCTTAGCCAAGAATTAAGGCATCTAGGAACTTGGGCATTTGGCCCAGATTTGTTAAATTAGAGAAATTAAAAGTTCTAGTTTCGCTCTAGTAATTTTGTTATTAAAAATCTTATTGGCTCCTTGATGTAATGGTTTTGGCCATTTGTCATATGCACACCAAGCATAACCAGAATGTTCGTCATTTAGAACTGGAATAAATTCTTTGTCAACTAATAGTACGTAGGTACTGTATTGAAATTGTTGATCGTTACTAATAAAAAATTCTAAAGGGATGTATTTTTTAATAGACTGAGTCAGTCCTATTTCCTCTTCTATTTCTCTATTCAGTGTATCAACGGGAGTATTATCACTAGGATCTTTTTTGCCGCCTACGAATCCCCAATGACCTGCTGTTTTCCCCTGGGTCCTAAGTAAAAATAAAAATTTTTTTGTTTCTGCTGCTAAGAATAGTCCACCACTACAAATTATTTTGTTCACAAAATTAAACGCCACAGTTTATTGGTATAATATCCTTCGTAACTCTTTTGCCAACTAGTTCCGGTCCATTGATATTGAGTACCTGTATAGGCATTAGTTATGTAAACTACACTAGTTGCTGTGGAACTATTGAAAATTGTAGACCATGCTGTTCCGGTCCATTCTATAATATCATTGGCAAATGCTTGATGATCTGAATTATCAGCGTTTTTCCATGCTATAGGACCAGAATACGTACCATTTCCGAAATCCGGAGAACTATTTAGATCTTCCAATATTAGATACCTAGTTCCAGCAGATAAAGTAGTAGGATTATAAGTTTCTGGATTTACTATAGCATCAACAGTACCTCGCCCGCTAATTAAAGTATTAGTAGGTATAGTATCTGGATCAATATTCAAAACCATGCTATAATCATCTAATGGGTTAAGACTGATGTATGAAATAATCTCACTTCCCGCTTCAGTGCTAAATCTTAATTGACTAAGTCCTGCTCTAAACTTACCAGGATACTGATCTAATATCCTGTGCCAGGACACAGAATTTCCAGGATCTAATAAATCTGCGTTTTGTGCCACAGAATAAGGAATTAATCGTGCTGTACCGTTAATTACTAATAGGTCGTAATTACCTGGAGTGACTATAACATCTTCGTCTGGACTAATATCTCCGAATACATCCACCGCACCTTCTTTTCCATAGACATTAAGAATAGTTCCTTGAGCACTATTAGCAAATATATTACTAATAATTTTTGTAATAACCCCTAGTTTTCTTACCTTAGCAGGTGGTGTAATCCATACAGGGGCGGTAAATGTCATGGTCAGTATATCAATGTCTTCATTTATGCCCTGAGGAATACTCCTACTACTCCAAGTCTGTGATTCTAAATGGAGAACACTAAGACTAGTCCAATCTATATAATTGTCTGTAGTCTGTATTTCGAAACTAGGATTAAAAAATACTACAATCTGTTCCCATATCTGTAGTTTTTGATCCATACTAGTTGTCCATATATCTGCGTTTAATGTAATCAGATAGGGACTTGGCATTATTCTTTCTACTGTATAATTACTTCCCTGGTTGTGTAAGTAGGTGTTTGTATCAGGATCTACATCTCGCTCTCTAATATTGATTTTACTGATAAAAGTAGGATCCTGCATTCTTGGTCTATCAAACTGTAGATCCTTTATATAGCAAGCAATTAAAGGCACACTTGGAATAGCGTTTTCACTATTCTTTTTCATTATTTGTGCTACCTGTCTGGTCATGTCGCCATACCTAACAGGCACTTGAATAATATTACCTTTGCCATCTTTGTAGGCAAAGTTACTCATTATGTTAATAAACTGGGCCAGATATCTGCGTATTTGCCCGTCGTAAAAATAATCCATTTAGACGTCCGCCTTTGGTTTTAATGCCTTACTCAAACTTTGTTTTTGCGGAACAACTTCACCTGCTATGGTTGCGGTATTATTATTGTTTACAAAACTTGCCTTAAGTTTTTGTCTTACTAGTCCTGGGTCATTAGTTTGAGTTTCACCTAATGTACTAATAGTCATTCTAACATTATCTTCAAATCTTATCCAATGTGTTCCGTCAAATCTATACATTCTATTAGGCAAATAATCTGTTCGTAGGAAAAAGTCGCCTGAGGTAGGATTAGATGGAAATCCTACTCCAAATCCATAAGGACTACCATTAGGCGGAATACCGTCACCAGTAAGATATCCAACATAATAATTTTTATTAGGAGTTTCTAATACCGCACTTACATTGGTATTTGTACTAGAAACATTTATGTCAGTTTGACTAACATCTAATGTATTTGCTAAACCATCATTGTCTTTAGGGACAATATAAAAATGCCGTGTTTCATAACCACTTTTCACAACATCAGCCTCTGCCTGTAGTATAACTTGATTGTTAATTTCTAAACTTCTTGTATAATCGCTCATTAGATCTTTAAGTGTGCTACCATCTCCCGCTCCGGAATCTTTTGATAAAATTTCATTAAATTCTTGTCTATCAACCAGAGGCTGACATTTGGCTCTTATTAGATGTGGATACCAGGTTTGGCTATAACCTGTAGCAGGTCTTGTAACATCACTGACTACATAAAATCGTTTTAGCGCAGCCAGATTGTCATCTAAAGCATATTCATCTTTTTGATGCGGTAATTCTAGTACATCCCCTGGCATTATTTTCCTACCTAGTGCTTCGAAACTTGAACGGAGATGAAATGTAATCATAACATTGTCATTCTGTAAAAAAATTCCAAACTGACTTAGATTAAAATCTACATCCTGGAGTGTATATATCCCTCTTATCACATAGACATCAGGATCATAATGCCTGTCTCTATTTTCCATAAACAATAAATCTTGTATTCCTAATTCAGGAATTTCATTACTCTGAATAGGTTGGGCAGGTGTGCTTTCGCCTGCTTGGGGACTAACAGGACCTACGTACTTGTGAATAAACACATCTGTACCGCCTATCTGAAATTGTTCGTTTATTACTTTATCTAAAAAACGAAAATCGTGGCTTTTTTCTGGACGATATAAAGAAAGTCTTGGCATAGTTATTATTTATTGCTAAATATGGTTATGACTGAGAATGAATTAGAACGCCAAAAAGTAGTTGACTATTGTAAACTGATGTTAGGTGATGGCATGGTTGAGGTAGAATTAGACCCAAGTCATTATAACCTAGCCATAGATCGTGCTTTGGCGAAATTTCGTCAACGAAGTAGTAATGCTACAGAAGAAAGTTATGGATTTTTAATGATACAGGTGGATATTAATGAATATACACTACCTCAAGAAGTTACTAATGTAAGACAAATCTTTAGAAGAAGTATAGGATCAAGATCAGGTGGGGGACAGGGCGGTACACTATTCGAACCATTTAATCTAGCGTATTCTAACACATACTTATTAACTGCTACAAACATGGGTGGATTAGCAACATATTATGCGTTCGCTAGTTATCAAAAACAAGTAGGAAAAATGTTTGGAAGCGATATTAACTTTACTTTCAATAAAACTACTAAAAAACTTACTCTAATGCAACGTCCAAGAAGTGAGGAAGAAGTACTTTTATGGCTTTATAATTACAGACCTGATTTCAACCTTTTACAAGATCAGTTCGCCAGTCAATGGATCCGCGATTATTCCTTGGCTACCTGTAAATTAATGTTAGGCGAAGCAAGAGAAAAATTTGCCCAGATCGCTAGCCCTCAAGGCAGTACCAGTCTTAATGGAACTGCGCTAAAAAGTGAAGCAAAAGCAGATTTAGAAGTCTTAGAACAAGACATTATTAATTACAAAGAAGGTGGAACACCGCTTACCTTTGTAATTGGTTAAAAAATAATTGACAATATCATAAGTTTTTCAGTAAAATTAAGAACCTTAGGGAGTAACTATGATTATAGGTTTCGTAGGATTCATTGGTTCTGGTAAGGACACGGCTGCAGATTATCTGGTTAATTTTCACGGTTTTAGAAGAGATAGTTTTGCCAATGCTCTTAAAGATGCTGTATCACATGTTTTCGGTTGGGACAGAACTTTACTAGAAGGTAGAACAAGACAAAGTAGAGAATGGCGAGAACAGGTTGATCAATGGTGGGCAAACAGGTTAAACATGCCGCATCTAACTCCGAGGTGGATTTTACAATATTGGGGCACTGAAGTTTGTCGTCAAGGATTTCACGATGATATTTGGATAGCCAGTCTAGAGAACAGACTAAGAAAAACTAAAGATAATACTGTAATCAGTGATGTAAGGTTTCAAAACGAAATTAAAGCAATACATAACGCAGGTGGCATTGTTGTGCGAATTAAACGTGGGCCTGAGCCAGAATGGTACCAAGATGCTGCAAATGTTAACGCAGGCCCCACAAACCTAAGTTGGGCCATAAGCAAACAAAAAATGAGTGATTTACAGATTCATGCCAGCGAAACAAGTTGGGTAGGCGGTAATATTGATCATACATTGGACAATGATTCAAGTATAGACGAATTATTCAGTGAACTTAAAAATCTGGTTTCAAATCACCTTGACGCCAGCGAAATCCTTCTTTGAATAATATTCGCTGACAATTAGCACAGACAGTTTTAAGATTTGTATATCTACAGTTAGTTAGGTCACCATCAATATGAAAAACATTAAACTGTTCTAAGTGTTTGCTTTGAAACCCACACTTTTCACAGGTGCTTTTTTTCTTATAACCAGTTCTTGACCATAGAGGAGTGCCTGCTCCTCTACCTTTAGAACAATGATCGCACATTGTTCTATAAAAGGTTTTACCATCTTTGTGATAGTTTACAGCCGCAGGCCTTTGGTTACATTTAGCACAAAGTTTTCTCATACGCCCTTTTACCGCCCTTTTCAAACTTATTTAAGCCATTCTTTTTTTACATTTCCCGCTAAATAATCAAAGTAATCCATTTGGGAGATTTTAGAATGGCAACATTGCAATCACCTGGCGTAGAAGTCACAGTTATAGATGAAAGTTTTTACACACCCGCGGCTGCTGGTACAGCACCTATGATTTTCATTGCTTCTGCCCAAGATAAAACTAATCCTAGCGGCACAACAGCGCCGGGGACAACTAAGGCTAACGCAGGCAAAGTATGGTTAGTAACCAGTCAACGTGATTTAACAGATACTTTTGGTACGCCTTTATTCTATACAGATGTTAGTGGAAACCCACTACACGGTAATGAATTAAACGAATATGGCCTACAAGCGGCTTATAGTTCTTTAGGAGTTAGCAGTCGTAGTTATGTTGTCAGAGCAGATATTGATTTGTCGGAATTAGCCCCAGTCTCTACGGCACCAAAAGGTGAACCAGTTTCTGGAACTTACTGGATTGATACAGCAAACACAGTATTTGGTGTTAAAGAGTGGAATAATTCTACTCTTAAATTTACAACTAAAACTCCTATTGTATTAGATGATAGTTCATCTGCTGCTGACTTTGCCGGTGTCGCACCTGCTACTAGTGTTGGTCAGATCGGCGATTATTGTATGGTATTAACCAAGGACAATACAAATCAACTTTATTACAAAACTTCAGCGAATGCCTGGGTAGCAGTTGTGAATGGGTTCGATGGCGGTAAATCTGTACAAATTAGTGAACATTATACATATCCAACTTGGACAAGTGCTACAACCAATGGCAGTGTATGGGTAACAAAAACATCTGCTAATAATGGTGCTAATTGGAATGTAAAATATTATAATGGTGCTACAGAATCTTGGAGTTTAGTAGCCGCACCTATCTACAATAATACATGGAACGCAACTTACAATTTAGATTCAAGTGGCGGTGGTAAGAATCTTGCTGTAGGTTCCTTATTTGTTGATAGTAATTATGATGCTGCTGCTAGCGAAACAGCAAACTTTAAGGTATGGCGTAGAAGCAGATCTGGAGCCACAATAGCAGTCAGTGATCCGGTTTCGACATATGCTACTAACGGTACAACATATAGTTTTCAAATTACTGAAAGCAGAGCAAATCAAGCAGGCCTAATTCCAAATGTTACTATTGTTGTAACTGCTACTAATGCTACTACATATTTAGGTAGTTTAATTCCGGCTGCTCTAAGTGCTCAGGCAACTTTAACAAATGTAACAGCATCCTTTAATGCTGTTTCTAATGTGATCACATTTAATCATAAATTAGGTGGGGAAATTCAAATCACTGGTATGTCTACCGTGACACAATCACTGTTAGGTCTAACACCATATAATATGTCAACAATGTTAGGCACAGAGAATTTCTATCCATTAACTAGTACTACAACTACAGATTTTCTAGTTTCGAATTGGAAACCTTTAGTATATGAAGCGAGACCAACTGCTCCAACAACAGATCCAGCAGATGGAAGACTATGGTATAGCAATGTAATAGATCAAGTTGATATCCTAGTGAATTCTGGAACAGTTTGGGTAGGATATGCTTCAGCGTTTCCTAATAGTGATCCAAATGGTCCTATTATCAGTTCAACTGAGCCTACACTACAAAGTGATGGAACTAGTTTAGTAACGGGTGATATTTGGATTGACACCAGTGATTTAGAAATGTACGGTGAAAAGATTTATGTATACAATACTGCTACAACAGTAAAGTGGGTATTACAAGATACTACAGATCAATCCACTCCGGATGGTTGGTTATTTGCTGATGCTCGCTATGCCACAGCAGGTACCACACTAGAACCAAGTTCAATTGTCAATTTAAGATCTAGCAATTACGTAGATCCAGATTGTCCAGATCCTTTGTTATATCCAAGAGGTATGAGACTTTGGAATACACGTAGATCAGGATTTAATGTTAAGAAATATGTTACAGGACATATAGATACTCTGGCTAATAATGGTACTAACATTAGAACAGGCGGATCTATGGCGGGGTATGAATCAGATAGATGGGTAAGTCAATTCCCAACTAATGAAAACGGTGCCGGAGTTTTTGGACGTAAATCTCAGCGTCAAATTATTGTTAAGGCTCTTAAAACTCTAGTTGATACTAATGTAGCAATTAGAGATACAGATACTCTAAACTTTAATCTAATATCTACACCAGCATATCCTGAACTTATCAGCAACATGGTTAATTTCAATACAGACAGAGGTATTACTGCTTTTGTTGTAGGTGACACTCCATTTAGATTGGCTCCTACCGGTACTGAACTTAATAACTATGGCTTGAATAATAACGGTGCCTTAGACACAGGTGAAGATGGTGCAGTTGCCTATGACGAATATATGGCTATGTACTATCCAAGTGGCTATTCAACAGATAACAGCGGTAATAGAATTGTTGTGCCTCCTAGCCATATGATGCTGCGTACAATTATCAACAGTGATGCCAAGAGTTATCAATGGTTCGCTCCTGCGGGTACAAGAAGAGGTGGAGTTGATAATGCTACTTCAGTGGGTTATATAAATGCTGAAGGAGAGTTTAAGGCAAATAGTATTCCACAAAATCTAAGAGATGTATTAGATGATGTAAAAATTAATCCTATCAGTAATTTGACAGGTGTAGGTTTAGTAGCATATGGTCAAAGAACAAGGGCTAGAAATGCCAGCGCATTAGATAGAATTAATGTTTCAAGGCTTGTAGCATATCTAAGACGTCAACTAGATTTACTATCAAGACCGTTCTTATTTGAACCTAATGATGCGCAGACACGTAGAGAAATTAAGGCAGCAGCAGAAAGCCTAATGTTAGAATTAGTAGGACAACGTGCTCTATATGACTTCATTGTAGTATGCGATGAAACTAATAACACACCTGCTAGAATTGATCGTAACGAATTATATATGGATATTGCTATTGAGCCAGTAAAGGCTGTTGAGTTTATCTATATACCGTTAAGAATCAAGAATAAAGGCGACATTGCAGCGGGTCTATAAGAGTTAAATAAAAGAATTAAAGGAGCATTTCAATGCCAATCGCAAGTTTAAGAAATTTTACAGTGCCAATAGCAGGTACACAGGCTTCACCAACTCAGGGCCTGTTAATGCCAAAACTAAAGTACAGATTTAGAGTAACTTTAGATGGCTTTGGTGTTGCTGGAGCACCTAGCACTGAACTAACAAAACAGGTCATGAATGTTACCAGACCAGACGTGACATTTGAAACAATAACATTACCTGTTTATAACAGTCAGGTTAAAATTTTAGGTAAGCATAGTTTTGCTGATGCCAAACTTGTATTGCGTGATGATGCTAGTGGAGTTGTAAGCCGTAAAGTGGGCGAACAACTTCAGAAACAATTTGACTTTTTTGAACAGTCAGGTGCTCAAAGCGCCATTGACTATAAGTTTAGAATGAGAGTAGAAATTCTAGATGGTGGTAATGGAGGCTACGAGCCTGTTACATTAGAAAGTTTTGAATTTTTAGGTTGCTTCTTAAAACAGGCAACGTATGCACAAGGTGATTATAACAGCAACGAAGTTATGGATATATCATTGACCGTTACCTACGACAATGCTATCCAACTTGAAGCACCAGGGGGAGCAGCCAGTGGAATCGGAGTTAATACAGGTAGAGTAGTTCGTCCTGCAAATGCTCAGGGATTATCAACCGGCGGTTAATTTTTAAAATTAACCAAGAAGCCCGATTAAGTCGGGCTTTTTTTATGGCATAAATATCTACATGAGTAAGACAAATAATTATGTAAGTTTAGGAAACAATGCCACTGAGTTATTGGATGGTAATAGCCAACCTGGTGTTGTCAGGCTACAAGATTATAAACATGCCGCTAATCTTTATGTTAATGATCATCAAATTAGAGCACCTAAATACGGGTTTCTTTATTTTGTAAAATTTATAATCAATCGAGATGCCCAAATAAATGATGCTGATTTTCAAAACATCGGTGTTTTTGTTAAAAAGGTAGATCTTCCTAGGTTTTCTCTACAAACTGAAATGATTAATCAGTATAATAGAAAAACACAAGTACATACCAGGATAACATATAATCCAATTACAATCGACTTTCACGACGACACCGGTGATCAAATAACTGATCTATGGCAGAACTATTACAGAAGCATTATTGCGGACGGTAACTATATTTCGGAAGATGTGCCTAGAGAATTTAAAGATACTAAATTTGGTAACGAAGATTACGAATACGGAATCTATAATAACGGTGTAAAAGAAAGTTTTTTCAAACGAATAGATATCTATACACTAAATCATACACAACAAACTAATTCTGTAATTAGTATAATAAATCCTAAAATAACAGAATGGAAACATGACAGTTTATCTCAAGATAATGGGCAAAAGGTTTTACAAAATTCTATGACTCTTGTTTATGAGAGTGTAATTTATGGTAAAGGCAACGATAATAGATTAGTTGATGGTTTTGTTAATGAATTTTATGATAAATCACAAAGTCCGCTGAAACCAGCAGGTAATCCAGTAAATGATCCTGGTAATTTCATCTATGATAGACCTGGTAATGCTGCTATATTTCCCGGTAATCAATTACCAATAAGATCAGGAAATCCTTTATTTGACAAATCAGGAAGAGCTAGAGCGTATAATGTGCCTGGTAGAAAAGTACAAAGTTTATTTGATAGAGCAGGAGCACCAAGACAGTATGGATTAATTAATCCTCCATATGTAAATAGAAATCCTATTCTTGATGTGGCCGGTATACTGGCAAAAGAATATATCAACAAAAATGGACTTGGAAGAGTAGGACCTAGAGGATATAATATTGCCAGCAGTGCTATAAATGGTATGATAAGAAATCCTGCAGGAAAATATTACGATCCACCTCCGACTCAAAATGTTCCTGGTGTGTTTAACCTACCAGGAGGAATAGGAATAAATGTGTTTAAGGCATTAAACACCGGAGTAGACGGCAAAATCCGTGTAAATCCCGCAGCAATTATATTTCCACCGAAACGATAATGAGAAACAATTATACAAACATACCTAATAATATAGGTAAAGACAATACCATTAAAGGATTTGAACAATATCAAAACATAGGATTTGGAACTAATTCCACTGTTTATCATGCTATGGTTGGGTTTTTTACTAATCGCGGATTTGAAGAAACTGCGGCAGAACTTATCAGTGAAACAATCATTACTCAGGCCAAACAAGATAGTTATAATCCTATGCAAATTTTAGATACCCTTAGAGGTTTAGATCAAGTAGAAGTTTCTGGTATTGTTGCTGAAATTTTAAATTTCAATAGATTTAAAAGCAGTAGTTTAGGTTACAGCCCGTACTATGAAACCTATCCAGAAGTTGCTAGAAATATTATACCATGAGTCTTAGATTTAGCAAAGACTATTATAAAATAAAAAATCCAGAAAAATATGTAGGCGGTCATCCACCTATATATAGAAGTAGTTGGGAAATGACATTCATGATGTTTTGTGATAACAATCCTAGTATACAAGAATGGGCTAGCGAACCTGTAAAGATTCCGTATAGAGACCCTCTTACTGGACGACAGACAGTATACGTTCCTGATTTTTTAATTGTTTACCTTGATAGGAATCTCAAAAAACACGCAGAATTAATAGAAATAAAACCTGCCAATCAAATGTTAAAAGAAAAAGTAGGAAAAAATCCTTACAACCAAGCACAATATGTTAAAAACATGGCTAAATGGGAAGCAGCAGGAGAATGGGCAAGACAAAGAGGTATAAGATTTAGAGTGGTTAACGAACACGACATTTATCATTCTAGCGCAAACAAGAAACGATAAGTAGTAATATGACTAAAAAACTTGAACAATTATTTGAAATTTCACCTTCATCCGAAAAATTTATAGATAATAAGGTACAAACCGAGCCTGTAGAAACTATAGATTTGCAGGAAAAATTAGAAGAATTTGACAAAATATCTAGTGCATTACCAAGAGTAAAAGGACTTGGGGACATGGCCGATAGTGAACTAGATGCGTTAGCCTCTAAGGCAGAGCAGGCCTACGATGACTTAATGCATTTAGGCATGAACGTAGATGTTAGATATGGGGCCAGAATGTTTGAAGTAGCAGCACAAATGATGAATGCTGCCATCGTAGCAAAAAGCCATAAAATAGATAAAAAATTAAAAATGGTAGACCTACAACTTAAAAAATTAGCCATAGATAGGAAAAGTAATACAGAGACTAATACTATTGAGGGTGAGGGTTATATAGTTACAGATAGAAACACCCTGCTAGAAAAACTTAAAAAGATGAATAAATAAAGTTATGAAATCATTTACTCATTATCTAACCGAATCTCAAAAGCAATATCCGTTTCGGATTAAAATTGCTTCTGAAATGACCACTGAACAAGAAAATTTAATGAAGCAATTACTTGGTAAGTATACTCGAGAAAATGCTTTAAAAAATTTCAAAAAAAGTAAAACACCTATACAAGCACTGCCTCTAGATTTTCCTCAGGTTAAAAATTCAGAAGTACATATCTACGAAGTTGTTTTAGATTGGCCTACTACACAACAAGAACTTACAGAATATCTTAGTTCTGGGCTCGGCGTAGGTAAACAGCAACTTGTGGTTAGAAGTCCTAATGAACCAACAGAAGAATATCAAAATGTAGAAGAGCCTAGAAAAGGCGCTTTACTAGATGATCCTGATTATAAGGAATCACCAAATGCTAAATTTGAAGATTTCTACGGTGACAAATATAATACAGGCTTTGTCAAAGAATTAAATGATATATTGAGATTACAGCGCAAAGAGCGCGGCGAGCAAAGACCTAGTGAGGGTGACGCTAAATTTAATACAGATTCCCCTGCTGGCACGCAAAGTCCAATACAGCCAACGGACTATAACCCGTTAAGGAAATAACTATGCAAATGTTAGATGTATTAAAAAGATTAGCAGAACTTGACGAACAAAATCCTCAAGTTTATAAAGATACTCCTGTTCTAAACAACGAAAGTAAAGATGTAGATGAGGAAAAGGCAGATGAAGGTCCTGAGATTTTAAAAATTAAATCAGATCAGGCCAAAGCCAAAGGCGAAAAGTCATTCAATGTTGGTAATAAAACTTTTCCTGTTAAAGAAGGTGATGACGAACAAGTTGAAGAATGTGGCATGATGCCCGCAATGGGCGGAATGGGTGAACATCATACACCTGCTAGCATTAATATTAGTGCTGATAGTGGTGATGAACTAAGCGCCATGTTAAGAGACATTATGACACTAGCAGGTCGTGGACAACCAGATATGGATGTAACACCTGATATGCCTGGTCAAACTCCTCCTCCAGCAGAAGTAGACACAGATGGTGGAGATATGGATGGTGATGGTACAAATATCATGAGAAGTATGATTGATAAGTTACATCCAGGTGATGACAGTGAAGGCGATGTAGATAATAAAGATGATATGAAGGAGTATGATAATACTCCAGCAGATCCCAATGACAAGAACCAATTTGACGCAAATAAATTTGCTCATCAAGAAAATCAGCCGGGGCAAGGCGATAGAATGGATGGCACACAACCAAAAGCCTATCCAACCAAGGAAGAATTGGAAAACTCTTTATTTTTAGAATATAAGAGATTTATTAGCGAGAATTAATTAATTCCCTATAATTCTTCCAAATAGCCCCTACGGGGGCTATTTTTTTCAGTAAATAATAATATGGCTTCCGTTACTAAAGATTATAAACTAGTTAAAAATGCGAATGTTCAACAAAAATGGACACAGGAGAATATTGATGATCTAATATCTTGCCAAGATCAGGAGAAAGGTCCTCATTATTTTCTAAATAATTTTTTCTTCATACAACACCCTGTTAGAGGAAAGTTAAAATACGAAGCATTTGATTATCAACGTCGTTTAGTTGACAGTTATCATCAACATAGATTTAATGTAAACCTACTGCCTCGACAGACAGGTAAGACTACTACAGCAGCAGGATACCTACTTTGGTATGCTATGTTTATACCAGATAGCACAATACTCGTAGCAGCACACAAATATACAGGTGCTCAGGAAATTATGCAGCGTATTAGATATGCCTATGAACTATGTCCCGATCATATTCGCTGTGGTGTAGTCAGTTATAACAAGCAAAGTATAGAATTTGATAATGGAAGTCGTATTGTAGCACAGACAACAACAGAAACAACAGGTCGTGGTATGAGCATTTCCTTACTCTATGCTGACGAGTTTGCCTTCGTAGAACCGAACATTGCCACAGAATTCTGGACTTCGATTCGTCCTACATTGGCAACAGGTGGTAAAGCCATACTTACATCTACGCCGAACTCAGATGAGGATCAATTTGCTCTAATCTGGCGAGAAGCCAGTAACAGGTTTGACGAACACGGTAACAGTACTGTTGTAGGTCGTAACGGATTTTTCCCATTCAAAGCACATTGGAGTGAACATCCTGAACGTGATGAAAAATGGGCAGAAGTTGAGCGTGCTAGTATAGGTGAAGAACGATTCCGTCGTGAACATGAGTGCGAATTTTTGGTCTTCGATGAAACACTAATCAGCAGCCTAAAATTAGCAGAATTAGAAGGTAAAGAACCTTTCATGCGTATGGGACAAGCACGATGGTATAAAAAAATTAAAGCAAATAGCACATACATAGTAGCACTTGACCCCAGTCTGGGCACAGGTGGAGACCCTGCTGCTATACAAGTTATTGAAATACCCAGTTTCGAACAAGCCGCAGAATGGCAGCATAATCTTACTACTATACAGGGACAAGTTAGAATACTTAGAGATATCTGTAATTACATCAATGACGAATGTGCTAGACAGGGTAGTCAAGCAAGTTTGTATTACAGTGTAGAAAATAATGCTGTAGGTGAGGCGGCTCTTGTGGCAATTGATGAACTAGGTGAAGAGAGCATACCAGGTCTGTTCCTCAGTGAACCCATAAAGAAAGGTCATGTGCGTAGATTTAGAAAAGGTTTTAACACAACACATAGTTCTAAAGTTTCAATCTGCGCCAAGTTAAAACACTTAATTGAAAGTGATCGTCTTAAAATTTACAGTAAACCTTTGGTAAGTGAACTTAAAACCTATGTAGCAAAAGGTATAAGTTTTGCTGGCAAAGTAGGCGCAACAGATGATTTGGTCAGCAGCATGTTACTGGCTCTGCGCATGGTAATGATGTTACAAGAATGGGATCCTGCTATATACGATAAAATGCGAGAAGAACGAGAAGATGAATGGATTATGCCCATGCCCATTTACATAACGCACTAATAAATATATATTATGAAACCTATACAGATTATCAGCCAAGATCTATTTGACAAAGTTCGTAGCCGTTTTAGCAATTTGGAAATGGGCGACGAAACCGGTGCCGTGACCATTGATCCAGCAGAAGCACGTTTTTTCGACTTTGACTTTGTGAGAGAAGGTGTAGATCTTGGTCGTGTTAGTATTAGTCTAAATGATTTAGGCAGTCTCAAAGTATACTACAGCCAAGGTATCACAGAAGGTCAGGATATCATGGGCAAGAAATTGTGGTATGATTTTCTCAAAGAAATGCGTTATTTCGCCATG